CGGGAAGGCATTCGAACTCGACGACCAAAAGCGCCTGCGTGCCCAGGAAATCTTGCGCCTTAGCAAGTATCAGATACAGCATCCGACGTGGCATAAGGCGATGCGGGCGGTTGCCGAAGCTATGGAGGTGATCGGAACCCGTGAATACATGCGGTTCTACGAGCGGGACGTGAGCGGGGACTACCGGATGATCTCGGTTGATTTTGCCTCCGTCGAGAGGGCGGCATGAGCGACGATCTGCCTGGGACCAGAGAGAAATACCGCGAAGCCGTCGTGGCTGCGGCGAAGGACATCGTCAGGGCGCTGCCTCCCATTGAGGAGAAGCATGGGCGGTCCGAGACTCATAGTGCCCTCCTCGTCGCCTACCTCGATGGGGCGGTGTTAACCCCCCTCCGTGCGGCATGGGCGACCACTGACGAGTTGGAAGGTGCGATAGCGGGGATACGGCGGCGGCTTCAGGTTGCTTTCGGGCGCGAGGAAGGCAGAGCGTGATGGTGGCGTGACGATGGTGGCCGGGATGTCCGGCCACCCTATCCTATATAGAGCTGGGCGATAGCGTCTAGCGAGCGCCATTTCCTACCATTAGCTTTGGAAATGCTATCCAACAGCAGGAAGATCGCTTTTTTCTTTTTTCAACAAGGACTTCAATTCGTCGATTTTCTTGGAAACCGCGTTTCCGGCAGCCAAGGCTGCGCCAGAAATGATTAGACCATTACCAACTAAACACACCATTATTCGTAAAAACATCATTCCGAAGTTAATAGTGGTTGATCCTGGTGATGTTTCTGGGATCGAAAAGGCGAAAATTTCCGCCAATGCTCCAATAGATATTAATAATATCGCCATGTTGACATCCTTGATTGCAGTTTCGTGGATAAGGATACGGCTATATCATTCTTTATGGCTTGGGTCGAGAGGCGCGTTGCATTTGGTTTGACAATTTTGGCCATTGGGCGCGCGGGAGGCAGAACGTGTCGCCGTTTGCGTCAAGAGATATTCCTTCTGGCCTTCATGGAGGTGCGTTATGTGCTCTCAAACCGCTCCAAGTGATCCATTAAAGGCCGTTCGCACGAAGGTCCAAACGCTACGCCGGCGGGTGGCAGGACTTGCGGACGATGAACCGTGGCGGGATTTCCTGGCCGTGCATGCCGGTGGCCAGACCTCGACGCGCGCCATGTCGAAGGGGCAACTCGACGCGGTGATTCAGGCCCTTTACCGGGCTGGCGCGCCGCGGCTGGCGCCCAAAGCCGGCGGCAAGCCGCGCTATGCCGATGATGCGCGGATGCGGATGATCCGGGGGCTGTGGATCACGCTGGCCGATGCCGAAGTGGTGCGCGATCGGTCGGAGTCGGCGCTGGCGACGTTCGTGCGGCGCCAGACCGGACAGGACCTCGGCGCGCTCTATCCATCGGCGGCGTCCAAGGTGATCGAGGCGCTCAAGGATTGGGCGAAACGTAAGGGTGTGGAGTTGGCGCCGTGAAAGCCTCGACCGACACCGACGCTGGCGCTGGCGCTGACACTGACGACGGCGCCGGACTGCCTGGCTGCCTGGGCGACCTGGCGCGGGCCGGGCACCTGGCTGCAGCGTGGGTGCTGCTCCGGGAGCGCGGGGGCACCAGCATCTATGTGCCGGCGACGCCATCTTGCGACTCGGCGCTGGTGCAGTTGATCGGGCTGCCGGCGACGCAAGCGCTGCTGGACATCTATGGCTCCGGCTCGTTGCCGGTGCCGCTGGCCAGCCATCGCAGCAATTTGAAGGCGCGAATATTGCGCGCTGATGATACTGTGAGCAATCGCAGGCTCGCGCGGGAGCTCGGGACAACCGAGCAGACCGTCAGCCGCATACGGTCCCTGAAAAAGCGCGACGCGGCGACCGACCAGCGTCAGCTTTTCTTGCCATTCGAATAGCGATTTGTCGCCCGTCATACTGTGAAGACCTGACCCCCCGGAATATTGTCATGGCGTTATTCAGGGAGGGGGAAGTCATGACCAGTCGCGCCGATCAGGTTCGCGGGCGCAGCACATTGCCAATCCAGGTGATCGGCACGCCGCAATCGGCGGCTGTGCGTTACCGGCTGTATGCCCATGAATACGCCGCGAATTTCGCGGACTGCCGCGCCGAGGTGCCGGTCGGGGATATCATCCGGCGGCTGGTGGCGCACCGTGACCGCTATGCGCGCGTGGCACAGGCGGTCGGCGCGCCGTGGTGCGCGGTGGCGCTGATCCACCACATGGAAGCCGACGGCAATTTCTCCTGCCATCTTCACAATGGCGATCCTCTGACGCATCGCACCGTGCATGTGCCGGCCGGCCGGCCGGCAGCCGGCGAGCCGCCCTTCAGTTGGGAGGCATCCGCCGAGGATGCGCTGCGGTTGGCTGAATGGGAGCGGGTAACCGAGGGCTGGCCGTTACCGCGCGTATTATACCAACTTGAGGCCTATAACGGCTGGGGCTATCGCAAGCCGCGGCATCCGCGCTCGCCTTATCTATGGGCTGGCAGCAACCTGGAAGGCCCAGGCAAGTACACCTCTGATGGCCGCTACGATCCCCGCGCCGTATCCGAGCAGGCGGGCTGCGCGACGCTGTTGCGTGAGCTGGTCGATCAAGGCTTCGTGAAGCTTCCGCAATAAGCGCCAGATGCGCTTTCTCCGATAATTCCCTTTCATTTGGAGGGAACTATGCCGCGCGTGGGGCTGGCCGCGCATTACAGCGTTACGGAAGGACAAAAGACTATGTGGGCTGCTTTTTTCTTGCATCTGCTTTCCAATAGCGGCGCGACGATCTCCGATATCGAAGCGACGATCGATCGCGTCCAGAGTGCCCATGACGTGCCGACGGAGGTCACAGCCGGGCTGCAAGGGGCAATCAAGGTCCTGAACGACGCGGTCGGGACTGCTCCGACCTCGGCGGCCTAACGGCGGGGCGCGAGGCTGCCATGGCGGTACACCTCCTGCTCGAATATGGCGGCCTCGCTGTAAGCATTCTGGTCCTCGTGGTCGCGCCGACCTTGAGCTGGATCATCCGGCGCGGCCTGGTCACCCGGCGCGACTTCGAGGCCGAAATCACGCGCATCCGCGAGCAGATTGCCGCGGCGGCCCGCGATGAGATGCAACGCCACGATCGCTTGGATGGCGATATGCGGCGACTTGAACTGGCGATCATGCGGCTGCCGGATCTTCAAAACATCCTGACGCTTCTGGCGGAAACCCAGAAAATCCGGACGGAAGTGGCGAGCAGCTTTGGCGAGATCAAGGCCGCGCTGGCTGATCACAATGCGCGACTTGATGGCGTGCATGCCATGCTGAATGGCGTATCGAACTCGGTAAATCGCCATGAGCAGGCGATCGCGGCCGCGGCGGCGATCAGGGAATGAAGGATAGGCTATGACCCTCAAGGATATGGGCAAAAGCTGGCGTGAATATCTTCGGCTAGACATCCTGCGGGTGCTGTCGAAGGCCCCGACTTACAGTCTCAATGAGGATATCCTTTGTGATATTCTAAGCAATTCACCGTATAACTACGCCCTGCCTCCCGATGTGCTCAGGAATGAAATTCTCTGGCTCGTCGAACAGGGAGCGGTTGACAGCATCGATCATGATGCGATCTGGAACATCAAGACTACGCGGCGCGGCAAGTTGCTCGCGAACGGCGTCGTCACGATCCCCGGTGTCAAACAACCCGAACCATAATTGAGACTCCGATGAGCAGCCGAGCCATTATGAGGCAATTGGAGCGCGAGCATTTGCGCCTGGTCGTGCTGCGATTGCTGAGTGAGGCGATGGGTCGCACCGCCAATACGGCGCTGCTGACCGATGCCGTCGGTCTCTATGGCCTGGCCGCCACGCGGGATCAGGTCGAGACCGAGGTGGCATGGCTGGAGGATCAGTATCTCGTCGTCCGCGCCGCGACTGGGCGGGTGATCAGGGTAACCGCGTCCGACGATGGCCTTGACGTGGCGGCGGGACGGCGCGTGGTCTCCGGCATTCGGGTCCCGTCTCGCGAGGAGGGCGCGGATGGGACGCAAGAGTAAGGTGTCGGCCCTTCCGGCGCCGGTGCTCGAAGAGGTCGATCGGCTGCTCGGCAGCGGCCGCTATACGCTCGATCAGATTTGCGCGCACCTGCGCGCGCTTTCGACGCAAGGCGATATCGCTCCCGAGGCGCTGCCGAGCCGGTCGGCGCTTGGGCGTCATGCGAAGAACTATGCCGAGGTGGCGCGCCAAATGCGCCAGACCCAAGAGGTCGCGGCGGCCTGGCGCCGTGACCTGCTGGCCAATCCGGAGGGCGATGTCGGCCAGTTGCTGATCCAGATGCTGGAAACACAAACGTTTGGCGCGATGGTCCAGATGGCCGAGGCGGCTGGCCAGTCGGATGAGGCGCCGGCGGCCGATGAGCTGGAGCTGTTGTCGCGGGTGGTCAAAAACGCCGCCCAGGCCGACACCCTGAACGCCAAACGGTTCCTGACGCTACGTGCCGAGGCGAAACGCGAGGCCGCCGAGGAGTTTAAGCGGCGCCTGGATGAACTGGCCGCCCAGGCGGGGCCGGGCAATGGCATCGACTTGAGGACGCTGGAAGAGGCGCAACGGATGCTGGGGTTCAGGTGATGGACCAACCGCTGATCCGGTTCCATCCGTACCAGCAGCGGTGGCTCGACGATGGCAGCCGGTTCAAAATCGGGATGTTCGCGCGTCAGACCGGCAAGACCTTCACCACCTGCGCCGAGATCGTCAAATCTTGCGTCGACGCCATGCTGGCCGGCAAGCGCACCCGCTGGGTGATTTTGTCGCGCGGCGAGCGGCAGGCCAAGGAGGCGGTCGACGAGACGATCAAGCCGCTGACCCGGACCTTCTTCCTGATCTATCGGGCGCTGCTCAAGACCAAACAGGATGTGCAGTTCTCCGAGGGGGTGTTTCGGGCGGCGGAGGCCGACGCGACATATAAAACCTTCGAGGTGACCTTTCCCGACGGCTCGCGGATCACGGCGCTGCCGGCCAATCCCGACACCGCGCGCGGTTTCAGCGCGAACGCCTTTCTGGACGAGTTCGCCTTTCACCGGGACAGCCGGGCGATTTGGGCGGCGCTGTTTCCGGTGGTTTCGAAGGCCGGGCTGAAGTTGCGCGTCACCAGCACGCCGAATGGCAAAAGCAACAAATTCTACGAGCTGATGACGGCCGGGGACACGGTCTGGTCGCGGCACCGGGTGACGATCCATCAGGCGGTCGCCGAGGGGCTGGAGCGCGACATCGCGGAGTTGCGCGGCGGTCTCGGCGATGACGAGCTGTGGCAGCAGGAATATGAGCTGGAATGGCGCGATGACGCCTCGGCGTGGCTGCCGTTCGAGCTGATCTTCGCCTGCGAAGATGCTGACGCCGGACGGCCGGAGCGCTACCAGGGCGGCCCGGTTTACATCGGCAACGACATCGCGGCGGGCGGCGGCGATCTCTGGGTGGCGTGGGTGTGGGAGCAGGTCGGCGACGTCCTGTGGTGCCGCGAGCTGGTCGAGCGGCGGCAGATCAGTTTCGCGGAACAGGACGCGATCATGGACGATCTGGTCGCGCGCTACCGAGTGATCCGGCTGGCCATGGACCAGACCGGCATGGGCGAGAAGCCGGTCGAGGATGCCCGGCGACGCTATGGCGGCGTGGTCGAAGGCGTCCACTTCACGGCGCCGGCCAAGCTGTCGATCGCCAGCTTGGGCAAGCAGCGCTTCGAGGATCGCAAGGTGCGCATCCCGGCCGGCAACATCGCCTTGCGCGCCGACTTGCATAGTCTGGTCAAGCTGGTGGGGCCTACCGGCATGGTGCGGTTCGTGGCGCCGCGTGAAGGCGGCAGCCATGCCGACCGCACTTGGGCGGCCTTTCTCGGGCTGGCCGCGGCCGATCTCGGCCATCGGGAGTATGCCTATGAGCCGGCGTCCCCGCGGCGCCCGGATGAGGACTTCGACGACGAGGGCGATGGCGGCGGCTGGTTCGATCATGCGGGGACGTTTTGATGAGTAAGGAATCAAAGAAGAACAAGAAGAAAAAGAAGGGCGAGCCGGGGCCGGCCGACCGGCCACTGCTGCTCCAGCAGGACGTTACGCCCGACGCGATCGGCGAGGAGATCGCCGGCCCGACCATGGTCGGGTTCCGCTCCATCTTCAGCGAGCATCCGGCGCGCGGCCTGACTCCGGAGCGGCTGGCGGCCTTGTTGCTGGCGGCCGAGCAAGGGGTGCCGCGCGCCTATCTTGAGCTGGCCGAGGACATTGAGGAGCGATACCCGCATTACCGTACGGTCCTGAATACGAGGCGCATGCAGATCAGCCAGCTCGATGTTACGGTGACGGCCGGGGGCGCCCAGTCCGCGACTGATAACGAGGCCGCCGAGATGGTGAGGGGCCGGATCGTCGGCCAGCCCTGGTTCACAGATTTGTTATTCGACCTAATGGATGGCATCGCCAAGGGCTATGCGGTTTGTGAAATCCTCTGGGACCCGGCCACCGGCGATATCGTGGGCGTGCCCTGGCGGGACCCGCGTTGGTTCCGGGTTGATATCTTCGATGGCACCACTCTACGGCTTGAGGATGGCTCGCCTAAGGGCGCGGATCTGCCGCTCCGGAAGTTCGTGATTCACCGGCCGCGCACCAAGTCCGGCATCATGCTGCGCGGCGGTTTGGCGCGGCCGGCGGCGTGGTTGTACCTGCTCGCCAATTTAACGCTCAAGGATTGGGCGATCTTCGTGCACACGTGCGGGCTGCCGATCCGGATCGGCAAGTATGGCCTCGGCACGAGCAAAGAGGATAAAGCGATCCTGATGCGCGCGGTGCGCAATATCGCCGGCGATGCGGCGGCGATCATCCCGGATAGCATGGAAATCAGCTTCGAGCGGATCAAAGGCGAAGGCGGCAAAGGCGGCGATGTCTGGGAGCGGCTGGTGGCCTATTGCGATCAGCAGGCATCGAAGCTGGTGCTCGGGCAGACCGCGACCACCGATGCGATCGCCGGCGGCCATGCGGTCGGCAAGGAGCACAACGATGTTCGGAGCGATATCGAGCGCTCCGATGCCCGGCAGCTGGCTGCGACGGTGACGCGCGACTTAGTCGCACCGTTCATCGCCTATAATTGCCCGCGCGCGGCCTGTCCGGTCATTCAGATCGGGCGGCCGGAGCAGATCGATCTTGGCGACCTGGCCGACGCGGTCGATAAGCTGGTCGGAGCCGGTCTAAAACTCGATGCGAAAGAGGTGCGCAAGAAAGCCGGCTTCAGTGATCCCGCGGCAGGAGCGGAAGTCCTGGAGCCTGGCCAGGGGGCACCGCCGCCGGTGGTCTCCGGACTGCCGGCGTTGCCCGGTGCGGATGTCGCGGCGGCTCTGCATGCGCGCCAGCCGGAGACGACCGCCAGCGATGACGCCATTGATCAGGCGGTGGCGGCGCTGCTGGCCGATGATGGCTGGCGCCGGATCGCCGAGCCGCTGGCCGATCCGGCGCTCGCCGCGGTTCGCGACGCGCCGACGCTGCCTGCGGCGCGCGACCGGTTGCTGGCGGTTGCGACCGGGACCGATCCGCGGCTGGTCGAGACCTTGGCGCGGCTGCTGGCGGCCGGGCATCTGGCCGGCTTGGGCGGTGCGCCGCTGGAGCCGGACTTCGCGGTCGAGCCGGGGCGCGAGCCGCGCCGATGACCGGGACGATCGAACTCACGCCGGTGCCGTTCGAGGAGGCGCTGGCCTATTTCCGGGCCAAGACCGACCTGCCGATCAGCTTCTCTTATATGGATGTCCGGGCCGAGGCGCATGCCGTGGCGTTCGTGGTCGCCAAGTGCATGCAGCTCGACCTGCTGCGCGACATCCGCCAGGCAATCGACGATGCGCTGGCCAAGGGCATCACGCAACAGCAGTTTAACCGGCAATTAATCCCGCTGTTGCAGGCCGCTGGCTGGTGGGGACGGCAAGAGATGCTCGATCCCAAGACCGGCGAGATGATGTCGGTGCAACTCGGCAGCCTGCGCCGGTTGCAGATCATCTATGAGACCAATCTGCGCACCGCCTATGCCGCGGGGCACTGGCAGCGCATCGAACGGGCGGCGGAAGATCGGCCCTGGCTGCGCTATGTCGCGGTGCTCGACAACCGGACCCGGCCGCAGCATCGCCGGCTGCACGGCATGGTGCTGCGCTGGGACGATTCGACCTGGAACAGCTATTTTCCGCCGCTCGGCTATCGGTGCCGATGCCGGGTGCAGCAATATTCGGATACCGATCTGGCCGCGTATGGCCATAAGCCATCGGATGGGGCGCCTTACCTGGGGTCGCCCAGGCCATTCTATAATGAGCGCACCGGCAAGACCGAGATCGTGCCGCCCGGCTGCGATCCCGGCTTCGGTTACAATCCGGGCAAGGTCGATCGGCTGGAGGTCGCCCGCAAGCTACTCGACGACAAGCTGACCGGCTGGCCGCACGATATCGCGCTGGCGGTGCGCAACGAGGCGGCGGATCGGCTGGCGCAAGCGGCGGTGCTCCGGCACGGCTATCAAACCGGCAACGAGGCGGCGGTGCTGGTCGATCGCAAGACCGGCGCGGCCAGTCCGCTGCTGACGTCGGGGCTGCCGGACAGGGTCGATCTGCCCGCGGATTGGAAGGCGCGGATTGCCGATCCGTCCGAGGCGCTGGTTTGGCATCACAACCATCCTTCGAACGGATCGCCGTCGGGCGAAGATGTCGCCCAGACGGCAGCGCCCGGCGTGGCTGAAATGGCGGTGCATGGGCAAGCGGGCGATGACTACCGGTTTCGGCGTGGGGCAAACTGGACTGGCGACGCGCAGACGATCGGCGCTATCTGGGACTTTGCCTGGTGGAATGGCCGGGACGTGTTGCGGCCGGTGGTGGGACCATTGGTGCGCGCCGGAGCGCTTGCCAATGACGATGGTACATGGCTGTTGGGCTGGCTAACTCATAGCGCCTTATCGCAAGCCGGCGTAATCTCGGGGACGGCGACGGTTAACGACGCACATCGGGCAGTGCTTGAAAAATTGGGCGACAAGCTCGATAGTTTGGAGCGTGCTGTGGCTGATTTGGTCTCGCGGCGCTGGTCGCAATCCTCAACCCATGCCGCAAGGAAGGAATGCCATGACCAACATTCCACCCTATAACTCTCATCGCCACAGGATCGGCGTCATTGTTGACCCGCCGTGCGGTGCCTTCGATGCG